GCTACTAGAGATTTACGAACTCCTGTTTCAACTGGTGTAACACAATGACTGAGATAACTTGGAAATACAGTAACTGCTCCGAGAGCCCTGCTACCTGTATACTCCACATCTTGCATTTTAAATAGACCTCCAGTGTACTCAGATGGGTCACTAAGCTGAATTGTCATGCTAAGCTTACGTGTAAAGGGTTTAGGGTCTTGCCAGAATGTATCAATATGCCAGTCATACTTACCACCCTCAGATGCATGATACTCTGTATATTGAATATCACCTATATTATACACATCAAAGCCGAAAAACTCTCTATTAGCCCGTAAGATCCAATCCTCGTATAGATAATCTTTTAACCATTTTAAATCTGATAGCCAAAGCACTTTACTTGATCGGGTGTTTAAGTCTCTAGTTTCACCTTCTACACCCATATTAGCTGATATAAAACTATCTTTCCTCACTACCGCAGCTTCTTTGATAGCGTCTAGTGTATTTTGAGGAAATCCTTCGATGTTCCAGTATAAGTTTCTCATTTTATTTTTCTCTCTATAATATTATGCTACTTCATATATGTATGAAGATGAAGGATCATGTTTTACACATCCATTTAAGTGATTAATTCTAGTCTTTCCGCCTACTTGATATTTACCCATATAAAATTCCTTTTTATATTCATTCATTAATTCTTCAAAAAGATTATCATCCTTTTCTGCTTTTCTAATAAGAGGCCATTTATCATCTTCATAATATGCATAAAGAGCGAATGTTTTATTAAGAGCGAACACTTCGTCTGGCTGTAGATACGGTTTAGGCATTTTTAAAAAGTAACTATCTAAAAAGCCTCCGCTCAATATTAAATCTGGATCCATAAATCCAGCTTCAACAGCCATATCTCTTAATTTAGTTCCGTGATAAGGTTGAAACATAGAAACTGTTAGTCCGTCATATCCTCTAGCAGACCTAACCATTCTTGCAGAGTCCATAACCATCTCTCTAGTCTCAAAAGGCATTCCAACAAGTATGTTTAAACTATATGGTATATCACTATCGTTTATAATTTTAAGATAATCATCGTAAATAGAATCTCGTGTCGGTCTATGTAAATACTTTTTACGATATTCTGCATTACCAGACTCTAAGCCAAATGTCATACGATATACACCGGCTTCTTTTAAAGCTTCTAGATATTCTGCTTTACAGTTTTCAATACGAGTATTAAACCAAAAAGGAATTTTATATTCTTTCCACATTTCACAAAACTCAAAGATCTCCTTTGCTGGTCTTGCAAGAAAGCTGTCATCTTGAAACATGATAAGATCAGGACCAATATGCTCAATATAATACTCTAAGTCTCTCTTAATTATATCGGCTGATTTTCTTCTCATGTAATTACCAAGATTAAAAACCTTTGCTAACTCTCTAGTACCAGGAGAGTTGCAATAGGTGCATTTATAAGGACACCCTCTAAATGTCTCCATACTTACAGCTCTATAGAAATGCTTACCGCCCATCGGTCTTTGCCAACGCTTATTTTCATAGCAACTAAAATCTGGTATAATATCACTCACGTCACATAAAGGATTAGGTTTATTTCTACGAATCTTACCTTCATCATCTTTCCACCACACACCATCTATTGTAGTGATTGACTTACCCTCTTGCCATGCAGTAATTAGTTTATTGAAAGTTTCCTCTCCTTCATACACAGCAATTGCGTTAATAAGAGGAGATTTTAATACAACTTCAGGAGCTTGAGATGGAAACACTCCTCCTATAAGATGGGGTATATTTTTATCTTTAATAGATTCTAAAAGTTTCTCTGCTATATCAAACACATCTTCTTGCATTGACATAACTATTACGTCAGGCTCATACTCTTCAACCACTTTAATAAAATCCGGAATAATTTCACTTTCCGGCTTTACATTAAAATACTCACTATCTCTCTCATCTTTTTCATTACCACGGTTAGCCCCAAACTTAGCTAGCTTAATATGTCTGTTAGAATATTCGTTTGAATACTCTGTAGTTTCAAATACTTTATACTCTACTCCACGTCTTTTAGATATAGCATTAAAAATTGCAACGCTAATAGCAGGAGACATCATTAGAGGAAGGTTAGGGTATGCCATTAATATTTTCATCTGTAATTATCCAAATCAAAATTAGTTCCGTGCATCTTATATAACTCTCTCTCGTGATTAGTATACACTAAAACTTCTGGATCATCCACTAAAAAATCGCAGTTAGTGCAATAAGGTGGGTACTCACCCATCTCATGATCTTTTCTTAACTGATTATATTTATCACCATACCATATTTCTTCTAAGGAGTTCACAGACATATGTCCTAGCACTGCTTCATCATCTCTACCTAATACTTGGCAGCATGGATGTATAGCACCTCGATTATTATCTGTACCCCCGGCCCTTATAACAACATCTGGACTAAAAGGTCGACCACAGGTTTTTTTAACCCCTTGTCTATTATATTCTGGATCATACACTCCGCTCCAATTGTGCATTTTCCATATCTCTGTTTTAACCCCTGCAGTATCTACTATCTTACGATACTGCTCTACCTCATGCTCTACATTGTTATTATCAAGTATAAGGTGATATGTTGCTATAACAGCACTTGAGTTAGACTCTTCTACATACTGTTGAGTTTCAACTAGATTGTTATAAACTTTGCGGAAAAAGGGACTATTCATCCACTCTTTATATTTCTCTTCGTTATACCCTATAATAGAAAAGCGAAAGAAATCCGTACCAGCATCAATAACGTCTTTCATAAACTGACCAGACATTTTCATACCATTTGAAAACATAAATGCTTTAGCACCATATTTCTTTACAATAGCAATATACTCTGGAAGGTTATTATTTAATGTTGGCTCTCCAGATCCTTCTAGATTAACTACATTTAATCCTGCTTCCGCACATTGAGCTACATTGTCTTCAAATTCAGTTAAAGACATCTTAGTTAGCCAGTTTTTTCCACGAGCACCAGTAGACCCATCAGAGGCAGTCTGAGGGCACATCTGGCAGGTATAGTTACACCCTCCATTAATCTCAATGACTGCCCTATCTATTTTCAAGTTATCTCTTTCTTAAAGAAATGTAAATACATCATATAAGTAATACTTAAAGATTCTGTAACAGATTCAAAGTTAGCAAGTGGTTGTTGAGTGGCTCTGTGCACGTATATATCTTTTACTAACTTCTTATTTTCTTCTGATGGATTAAGCATATAGCATTCTAAGGCTGATTCTAAAACTCTAGTTGTAGTCATGTGACTGATATTCCAATAATGATCAGCTGTATACTTTATAAAGTTTTCTTCTGCTCTTTGAGCATCCCCCATTTCTCGATATGCAATGGCTTTTACATTTTGATATGTTATCCACCTACGGGGAAATTCCATACTATGACCTGCAAACACATTAAAGGGTAAATTGAAACTATCTGAACTGAATCTATTTGTTATAGTCTTTTGCCATAACTCATATAAAGGCCAATTAGTTTCAAAGAATTTATCAAAGCATTTTACAATTTCTATAGCATCATAGTAAAATCCGTAAGCTAAATTTTTATAAGCTATATGAGCGATTTCATTCCAATTATATCTAATAAGTGTATGATATTGACTAGGAGGAGTTGTATTGATTCTATGCATAACTCCGAATACCCACTCAGTATCTCTATTTAAGGATTCCGGACTATCAGTGTAAGTCATACTTTGACGGTATATTGTATCAGTATAATCCTTATGCATCTCCATAGCTGCAGGTAACATTTTTATATAATGTAGAAGATAATCTGGATCATCTAAATGCAGATGAGCTTTTTTATCTAAGCTAATTATATTATTACAAATAGTTGCCCATGTTGTTTTTTTATTGTGAGATTTATAAAAAGTGGTTTCATATATTTTCTCACGAAGCAAGTCTATTCGCCATTTAGATTTGCCGTGCATTTTATACCCTACCCTATAGCTTATTTTGATGAGTCATTATTCTTTTCAATAATTTCCATACGATCTTCTACTAGATCGATTCTATCACCAATATCATCATTTTTAATTTGCTGCCCAGCATAGAACGCTGAATGCGCTGCGGCCTGTTTAATAACAGTTGCTTCTAAATCACTATTCCAGTTTTCAAGATCTTTAATCCACTTTTGATTAATAATAACCTCTACCTGTAATTCCTCAATAGCAGCTTTATTACTTTCAATTTCTGTGTTCATCGCCACCATCGACAAGAACCACAATACAATTACTTCCATTTTTACTTTCCTTATTGAGTTGGCGAACACGGGAGGACTCGAACCCCCGACCTAGTGCTTAGAAGGCACTTGCTCTAATCCAGCTGAGCTACGTGTCCATTACACTCCAAAGCTTTCACCACATCCACATGATGCAGTAGCGTTTGGATTAATCACTTTCAAGATAAGTCTTTGCAGCCTCTGTAACTTTAATCATTTCTGAAACGGCACTACATACCGTTTTCCATCTAGATAAAATCTAATAGTAGAATGACTATACACTTCTACATTAGAATTTTGATACACACTAACATTATTACATTGCTGTTCGATATTATATCCTATAATTCGTTGCTCTGTTTGTGTAGATCCTTTATCTGCTCCAATCAAGCCTCCAATAACTGCACCAGCAGCAGCACCATTATCTTTACCAGAAATAACTTTACCGCTAATACCACCAATAATCATACCAAGCAATGCCCCTTCAGCAGCATTTCCTTGACGAGTAACAGTTTCGTAAATAGGAACTCTTACTTCACTACAACGAGTTTCCGTCACAGGTACAGACTGAGTTACAACTTTAGTATGATCAAACACTTTTACGCTTGTAATTTCTGCAGATGCTGCACTTGCTGCTAAGATAGCCGCGCTTGCGATTAAATATTTCATCGGATAATCTCCATCCCTGTAAACCCTTCTTGAGTCCAACCACGAGCTTCTGCATAATCCTTAACGATATCTTTATATTGGTAATCATCCATGACGCTGAAACCAGCTTGAAGAGCCCATTGGCTCATATCCTGCCGGACCATATCCCATTGCTCACCATGTGTTGACTCAGGATGAACATAACGAATTTGTTCTTCAATGAGCATATTATCTATCATACGAGTATTTGAGTTCATTACACCGTCTCCTTAGCAGCTAAGAATTGATCAACCATATCGTCGAACCAAGAATTAAAGTTTTCACCTAACACATCCATCCAACCATCTAAAGCCAAATCTGACTCCACGTAGTTCCATATAACTGTTCCATCTTTAGTCTGGTTAACATAGTTATTAGCGGCTTTACTAAATGCAGTTACAAAGCTTGAATCTCTCATATCATCTCTCCTTATCATACATTTAATATATACCCAAATGAAATGAAGTGCAACTGTTATTTTCAGTTTAACGTCACTTTTTTTCATCTCTATAATTGTCGCGTTTAGTCCACCCTGTTAAGTTGTTAGGAGTAATACCATCACAAGGGTCGTCTGAATCTGCCATTACTTACCTCTTAAGTCTTGAAGTGCATGCTCTACTCTACTCGGATACTCACCTAAAAATGTACCCGCTTCTAACATATCTTTACTTATATGATGCTTATGCATGTGTTCTATATTATCCCATTGACTTAGCATCTGTTTTGCTAATCTATCAAAATAGCTATCTGATAGAAGAGGACGATCTTCTACATAATAAGCATAAGCAGCTATAAGGTACCAAGGTACTGACATATTAATATTATCATCTATAACATCACTGCAATGCTTATCAAAGTTTTCATCTTCAGGACTGGCCATAGAAAGCCTCCGTTAGTTGTTTCTCCATGCTATGAGCTTCTATCTCATGTGGACGTTCTTCATAAGGTAAGTCATTTACCATAACCATTCCCCTAAGGTATTGACTGACGTGAACTAACTCATGTAATACAGTAGTTATTAAATTGTCAGGGGTTAAAGATTTGTCGAGACGAATACTAAATTCGTTATCGTCTTCGTACATGCAATCGCCACATACTCCTTGTTTGCGCATAGCACTGATATTTATATAAACATCGTCTTCAAGTGGAAATAACTTTGACTGACCAAACGCTATTAGCTTACAGATTAACTCTTGCTTACTTTTAGCAAATCGAGATTCAAATTCAACTATCATACTGTAGTTATAGTCTCAAAAGAAACAAAGTGCAACTGTTATTTTACTCTAACTTCAACATTATCTAATTTGGGGAGCTTAAGCTGATCATGATTATGATATAAGATAAACTGCTTATCTTTAAACTCATTAAATATACCACTCCATATAGGTCTCCATTTATCAGATAACCTAAGATTATTAGTAGACCCTCTGTCTGAATTTAGTACAAAATCTGTATAGCTTCTTAAGTTCATATCGAATAGAGAGTCAAATCCATACATGTGTATCTCATCAGCTTGCAGATGATTAGCAGTATAATGTGCTGCAAAATGACCACAATTAAAATTAGTATACATTTGACCTGTTCCTTCAGATGGAGATAGTCTAGTATATTCTGGAATGTGAGTATAAAATCCTCTAATCTTATGTCCAAATTTCATTTTGAAATTACCTTTATTCTGATCGTACCAGATCTTAGGTCTAAATCCTAATGTCCAACTACCTCCAATCTGCACACTACCCTCTGTTAAAGCAGCGCACATCTTAAAATCAACTATGCAGGATGTAAAAAGATTCTCTATAGAGAACGGTGCTTGATTGCATGCAATCTTTAACCCCTTAGCTGGCTTGTAAAGAATTGCTTGATCTCCATTACCTATAATGTGTGCTACTCTACTCATAATAAACCTCTAATATGATCATTACCTTTTGCACCAGTCCAGTGCATTACTTTTATATTCTTAGGAGCTGTGTTATCGAGAAGATCAATACGGAGTGTATTATATTCTCTCGGTATATCCTTTATATATGTTATTCGGGTTAAAGGATCAGATAGCATACTGTGTAAGACTTCTTGATCACCCACCTGAGGATAATAAGATACTCTCGTCGCCCAGTCATTTAAAATTGTAGGAGTGCCTTCAAAGGCTACAACTCCAGAGTTATGCCAAGTTTCCCCTCTTCTTTTAGACCATGGTACATCCTCTACCATACAAAGTTTATTAGGCTCTGTGTACTGAAATATATCTTCAATGTTTGTTCTTACTTCACAATCTGTATCTAACCAACACACTTTATCTGCTGTACGAGATGCTTTAATCATAGCTGAGGGTTTTTTAAACCACCCCTTATCTTGACTATTATGTTTAACACTTATATCAGGGAAAGGATTTTCTGTCATCCCAAAATTAAAGATTAGTAGTTCTGCCTTTGAATTATGCTTTTTAAAATTCTCTACAAACCAGGGTAATTGCCATTGAGTTTTATGATCACATCCTGTAATAAAGAGATTAGATGATTTTGTAGCTGTCATTATAACTATGCTTAGCTAAGCACCCTTCCGTTTTTTGTATTGTTGTAAAAGTATCTCTAGCTTCGACTGGCCATGGGTAATATTCCTGTAACCACGGAAATGTATCTAAATGTAAGAATACATCTGTAGGTCTTGCATGTACTCTAGATTGATCAATAAGTTTTTGTGCACCCTCTGGGTTAATTTGATATGCATGAGCGCCGGGGAAGTATCTTTTAGATGTGAGAGGATTAACTCCAAGCATAGGAGGTATATTATATTTACCGTAAGACGGCTTTCCAATATTAATACACCCATTGTGTTGCAATACCGGAATATAATCTATAATAACTGCGTCATGCTCAAATATTGTAATTGGTTGCTGTATATCTATACAGTGTTGCCATAGAGACCAGTGGGAATAAAATGCGGCTACACAATTATCTAAACGAGAGTATTTCTCTTTAAACCCTTCTTGTTTAATTCCAGAAGCTTCTAATAATCCTGGTAGGAGATCATTAGGCACAGTAGCAGCCCATTTATCAATAGAGACTCCTCTGAGGTTGCCAGATTTAATACATCGCTCTGCAGACTTTACTGATTGAGATGTGGTCATCATAGTAATAACATAATTTTTCATTGGGTAGTAGTACTCTTTAGATTTTGTATAGTTGTAAAAAATTTACGTGTAACATAAAGATTTGGAATAAGCTGTCTACACATAATAGCGTCATTAGGCCAGAGTCCATATTCATCTACGAGTTGTAGCATCTTTCTAGCCCCTGATGGTTTAATTATATATGCAGAGTTACCAGCAAGGCCTTGAGGAACATTTTCCTTATCTACATGAGGGGCTTTCTGAAACATATGTTGATTATTAAGAATCTTTTGATAATACACTCTAGCCTTACGTGTACATCCTAGCGGATTATTAATACCTATAATATCTCCAATTAATTTATCTGGTTTAAGATCTAATTTATGTTTAAAGCAAGCGTCATGTTCAAGTATAAGGACTGGCTCTTCCATCTCAGATACTTTTTTCCATAATGTATAATGGGATAGAGCAGCTGCTATACGGGCTTTAGGTCTAGCAGTAACATAAGCTCTTTTTGTTAAACCTGAAGCAAAATCAATCATCTCTCCTTGCCATGGATAATTCCATTGTATATTATATTCTTTTAATAATCCATCTACTTGATTAGGCACTATAGCATCAAAACGAGCTATTTCAAAAGTGTTATTAACATTAGACGAACTAGCTAACATCTCGCTAAATCCATGCTCTGAAATCTCATGGTCTTTAATAACTATAGCGTATGTTTTCATTACAATCTCTTTAGTAGGGTGTAACCTTCAGCAACTACATTCCGTTCAACTATCTTAAACGGGTATTGCTTACAAAAAGTAACTAGGGTTTCATATAAAGAACTATTAGGTTTACCATTAATAATACTAGTGTCATGAGCTAATATATATTTCTTAACATTAACTTGATGGGTCATAAGCTCTCTGCTCATGTGTTGAGAATGGTGGTAACTATCAATTAATAGAAAATCTACTTTACCTGCTGTAGATTTTATAGTAGTAGAATCTTGCTCTAATTCTTTTAAGATAATTTTATGTTTTATACACCACTCTTCTGCTATAGGCTGAAGAAATTTCTTATACTTAGACATATCTTTATCGACAAGAACTACCTTTTTAGGTTTAGTTAATAAAGCTGCGGCAGCTGTACCTCCCTGGTGAGTACCCAGCTCCATATAAGACTCACATTCTTTCATTTTATCTTTAATCACTGCATGATGGTCACAATAATGTTTGCCATGTGCTTCTGTTTGCTGTCTTACAATTTCATTATAAAACTCTTTAAGAGTTGTTACATGACTTAATTCAGAACTTATCATTTTATACCTCGTATTTTATAGCGTCAATGCACATATCTTCTAGTGATTTATTTTGTTTAAAATATTTAGATTTAGTAGGAACAGTTGATATGGCGATATCACCAGCTCTGCGAGGTCCTTCAACCACTTCAAAATTAACTCTTGAAACATTAGCCATCGCATCTATAACCTCCCTAACTGAATGTCCATCTGGAGATCCTAAGCAATCTATTTCGTTAGTAGGCTCATTTTCTGTTATTCTAAGTAAAGAATCTACAATGTCTTTTACATGAGTGTAGTTTCTTACACAAGTTCCATCTCTTGTATTATAATCTGTACCGTGAATATATAGCTTGTCAAACTTGCCATTAACTACTGCTGCAGCTCTTCTAATCAGATGGCTAAACTCATCGTCATATTTTGCCATACCATCGTTACCACTTACATTATAAAACCTTACAATGCTACATTTAGTTTTAAACTGTTTGGCTATTAATTCACCGGCGTGTTTTGATCCTGCATATGGATTACTCTGTGGTTCAAAAGCACTTCCTGTTGAGCAGTAAATAAAATGATCACTTGGAGTAGCATCAATTACATTCTTAGTTCCGATAACATTAGTCATATAATAGTTATAAGGATCTTTTACTGAATTGGGAACTTTAGTAGATGCAGCAATATGTACTACTTTATCATATATAGATGCTACGTATCCTTTATCACGGATATCCCAAGGTATAAATTTATCACAATACTTAGCAATGTCATTTTGCTTTATATTATAATCAGTCGCGACAATTGTATGCCCTGCTTCAGCAGCGGTTTTTACAAAATGAGCTCCAATATACCCAGTAGCACCAGTAACAAACAACTTCAATATATCAATTCCTCAAATACTTCAATAAGTGGGTTTAAATTAATTTTATCTGGAGTGGAATATATAGGTTTCTCTATAGTAGAAGCTATAGCTTTTAATCCTACAGATTCATAATAATCGTGAAACTTTGATCCATCACCGTGTAGTTTTCCAAGGGTAACCCATGCAGCCGGAATACCGTATGCATGTGCTGCAACAATGCCATGTAGGCTGCTACTAATAATATATTCACATTCCGTTATTTTTTTTGCTACATTAAGAGGGTTAGTATCCCTAACATCAATAATGCGCATGTCCGAATATCTATAACACATACCTAAATGTTGATAGTGTGGTACTAACCCTATTTTATATTTCTTTGTACTCTCAGGGCAGAGAAGAGGTAGTAGTAAAGCAGGGTCTCCATATATTTTAGGACATTCTCCTCCAGAAGTCAAGACTTGATCTCTTGTTCGTGGGCCCCTTACGCATTTCCAAATAGCATTTTTATTAAGTTTCTCATGGCGTCTTATAATACCTGAACCTAGTACTATATCACCATCTTTAGCTAATCTGGCTATACTGCCAATACTGATAGTGTCACTCTCCTCATAGGAAGTTTCTTTAAATGGTATTTGGAAATGTTTAAAGATATAAGGTGTTAGAATATCCCCAAAATTATTTCGAGGACCAACGTTATACGGATGATCTGTACGTCCCCACCAATGAAGTTTATACTCTTTCATGCCGCCACTCTAAAATAGGTTTGTTAACGATATCATAAATTCTATCATCATCTAACTTATCCCTGCCTCTCAGTTGAATATGAACAAAGTTTGTTTGGTCTGTTCTACTATCAAATATATCTCTTGGTTTTTTATTCTTATCACCTAAAAAATGTATTTGGGAGTTCCACTTATTATCCATCACAGTAAAGGTACTTTGACCTAGCATAGCGCCAAGATAATTTTGATCTAAATGGTAAAATCTATGTAATGAAGTGACTGCTGATTCATATTGGGATATAGGAATCCAATTACTTCTTGCAAGATTAATACCTTCTCTTGTATATAAAACTACCCCTGAATTAAATACTCTAAGTCTCTTTTGATTATCTCTCGGCAATTGGATACTATAATATTTCTTAACTATATTAGCCCAACGTTCATCATTCTTACCGGATATGGGGTTGTTGTTATCAGCGTATCTTAACTCAGGTTGATGTCTCTCTTCTACTATCCCAAATTTATCTATTTCTTGATCAAATATATTCTCTGTAATAGTCTCTACTGGAAACACATCCATATCACAAAATAGTATTTTAGCATACTTATCTAATGATGTATCAAACACTGGTCTAAAACAGTTATGATAATTAGAGTTGTTAGATGTAACAGCTGTTTTGTTAAAGTCAACTATGTAATCAGCGCCAATTTTATCTGCATAAGCTTTCATAATTTTACTACCTGCTTTAGCATAGTAAGGTATCTGCCCATTATAAAATTGATAAATTAAATTCATAGTATACCTTGATCTACCAATGCTTGGTAATTTTCTATCTTTGCACGCTTTGGACCTTCTGGAGCCACTTTAGTTCTTATATGGATAAACCCAGCCTTTTCAGGGTTTGGAAGAAAACTACACTGACACCATTTAACATTTAAATAAGGTTCTTGCGGTCTAAAATTTGATTTAACAGCAAGTGTGTGTATAATACCTTCATCCTCATACCACATATGTTTATTATAATTTGACATCCAAGATGTTTCTTTATCTTCATACCACTTATGCTTATTATAATTTGATACCCAGGCTGTATTATAAGTAAGTGCTGATCTAAGTTGAACTCTCATATCTTTCGAAAGCTTATAGATAGCTCCTCCCCAATAAGGATGTATAGAGCTTGCAAGCATAGGGTACCTAGCAACTAATTCACGGTGCAGTCGTTGTTGAGTATCCTCATATAGCCCAATACCAGCTTCTTCAAATACGTTTATAGTCATACCCTTTGGTGTAAACATATCTATGTCAAGCATTAACACATCATTATAACCATCAAACTCTTCGTTTAACATATGAATCTTTTGACAAGGAGCGGTGAGATACTTACTGAAGGGCTTACCAGTTACTAATTTATAATCTGCGCCAACTAACTTAGCATATTCTTGAATATTAGCTATAGACAATTTATCAAGCTCTCTTAACTCACCGTCAAAATGCTGTAGTATAATATTATTTAACATACCAAGTTACCTTTAAATCTGTGCTAGAAGTTCTTCAATGTTTTCACCTTTAGTAGGTAGTTTATCCTTTAAAAAGAAATGTACAAAATGGCATTCTTTAATTTTATCCATTTCAATTCCAGTAAATAAACCATTCCATTTGAAAGATAGATTCTTTACCTTCATCTTCTCTTCTTTTACCCACACATTTAATAATGTTTGATCAGTAGACCACTTCCATGCTCCCATTCCGTCAATAAAAGGTTTAAATTGAGGTCGACGTAAAAACTGCTGAGGCGTCTCTCCCTTTAAATATTTACTTATAGACTTATTTAGAACCATAATCCCCATGTTATAGAAGTCAGCACCTCCAGCATGCTTCCAATCAAATAAATGATTAAGAGTGTTCATTCCATATTGCATACGGGAATAATTAGCAATCTTCTTAGTATATGCCTTTGTAGTTGGCATATCTCTTTCTAGAACACCAGCAAAGTCAACATCAGTACCAGCAGCATCAAAAATTGACTCGGTACACTCAGGGCGTATATAAACATCAGCATCAATAATAGCAACTTGATCGTATGACTTAAGGTAGGAGAAAGCATTTTCTTTCTCATAGATCGGAAGGAATCCACCATATTTTTCATATGACTCTCTACTCCTATTAGTTTGAAATGGATCAGGTTTAATCATAAGAATAGGTTGCCGCTGTACAATATATTCAGCTCCAATACGTACAGCATATTTTTCTACACTACTCGTGCAGTAATCATATAACTTACTACGCTTACCGGTGTATACCTGATAGATTAGTTTTTTCATTATAATATTCCATTATTTCTACTGCTAAAGCTAAAACCTGCTTATAGTTTTTACGAAATCTATTACTTTTATAACTATTATTAATAAAGTAACGTATACTTTCAATATCACTATCATAAGAAGGTAGTTTATAATTTTTTCTATATGATACTAATTGCTCGTACTCATATCGCTTATTAAGTATATAAAATATTTTATCCGTTGAGTTGAATATTTTCGGTTGCATCATAATCATTCTCATCATCATATACTACCTCTTGTAGTAATTTTCTATTATCTTTATTACTTACTTCTCGAATCCGGCTATAACCATCTACAGATTGTGATTTATGTTTACCGTTTTTCTTATTGCGGGGGTCGTACCTAGAATATTTTGCCATTATCTCCTCTTAAAATCCTAGCATCTCTTTTGTCATAATATAATCTCGAACGAAATCTGATCTTACAATATCTTCCCATCCAAAGTTAATTATAGTGAAATTTTTTAATTGTTCAACTATTTGTATAAAGTTTATAATACCATTTTTCTCTTCTGTATGCTTAAAATCACTCTGTCTATAATCTCCACAGAATATAATTTTACTGTTTCGACCTACTCGTGTAATAACAGAATCTAACTCATGAAAATTTAAATTTTGCATTTCATCTACTATAATAATACTGTTATCGTAAGTTAATCCGCGAATAAAGGAAGTAGATTCAAACTGTATTTGCTTAGCTGTTATCATTTTATTATAGGAAGATTTATCACCTAGTAATTCATTACATATAGATTTATAAGGAGCAGTAAACGCATCCTCTTTTTCCTGCTTAGTACCTGGTAGAAATCCCATGTCTCTGGTAGGTACCATTGATCTAATAATAACCACTTGCTCCCACGGTGTGTCATTATCTAGTACATCTTCTAATGCAAGATATAAAGCTGTAAATGTTTTACCAGTTCCTGCAGACCCTACTAATACTAAATTATCATTATCATCCCAAGCTTTGTATGTTTTTTCTTGGTTAGCAGTTAGTGGGTCAAATTGAAGAAGATCTTCAATCTTAACATACATAGAATTATTAATAGATTTTTTTCGTTGCATTACGTATTCATTTTATTTTTAGGTGAACCCTTTGAGATTTTACCTAGTACCTCTTTCCATCCAGATCCAGCTTTATTAATTGTCATACCGTGCTGAGATATAAACTTTGCAGTAGAGAGCTTCTGTGTATACTCACCTTTAGATAAGAGTTCTTCTCTTTCAGATAAAGATAGAATCATATCCTTTTCCTCTTTAGTTTTAATGTTAATCATTGTATATGTTGGCATATGTTGTAAAGGGACTAGCTTGCGCTAGTCCCCCCTCCTAGCTTGAAGTTTCCAATTTGGATTTTAAAAAATCATGTTTACGTTTCAACTTAGATAAAAGATCTAACTTACCTCGTAGTCGTACTTTTTCCATATAACTATTAAGTTCTATTAAATCTTTATGTAGTCTATTAAGTTGGATTTTACTCATAAGTAAATATTTCTCCTATAAATTAACGTAAGATTAGATTTGGAAAAGCCTCCTTTACTAGAGCTTTTGTGACACCTTTAATAGGTAGCTTCTTATTAATCATACCAACAAGAAGCTCAGCATCTCGAGGGTGCACGGTCTCGAGAATGTCTAAAAACATTTTTTCTCTTTTAATTTTAATCATTTTCTCTCCAGGGCCTTTCTTAACAAAATAAGCTAATTTCTTATTGTGTTGAGTCCAGTTGGAAGGATGTGATCTCGGATCTGCGGGTTCATACGGTACTGATCCTGCAGGAAGTAGCCATTCTACAGTATCATCAAAAGTGCCTCTGAGTAAGTCTTTTAATGCCCAGTTATTGTTTTGTGCTTGGAGGAGTTTTATTTTTTCTTCTTTGGTTTTAGCTTTTGTTACTTTTTCTAAATGCTCAAAGGTGTATAATGTAGTTCTATTCACCATATCAAATGAAGTCCTTTATATCTTCTAATAATCTGCGACAGCGTTTCTCAATAAGATATGGAAATACTTTACCTTTATTTTCCCACTTATCCTGGCTTTCATAGTTATATATAATCTTCTCCTTTAGAGGTTCAGGAGTTTCTGTTAAATCGATTAGCTTTTTATTGCGTAAATAGTTACGATAAACTTCTTCGCCCATTGCTTTAGGATCGTTTATTAGTTCATCAATCTTCTTCTGCCTTAAAGGGGTCTGACGCTCACCATCTACAAATACATTGTCTCCTGATAACACATTGGGTATTCCATCAGCAGTATCTCCTTTTAAAATAAGCTCCATAAGTTGCTTACGAGGAGTAGCTTCTTTAATATACTTTCTTGTTATAGGAGAGTACTGATATATATTTTTATACTTTTGAAGTTGAGCAAAATCTTTATCGCCAGAGATAATCATTACGTCTTGACCACGACCGAACTCTTGAGTGTCTTCACATAGAACACCGATTATATCATCAGCTTCTACTTCATCTACTTCTACTACTTTATATGGAAAGTTCTCTTTGATCTCTTCCTTAACCATATTCATAATACGAAAGACTTCATTCCAGTCCATCTTAGACTCTTTACGAGCATCTTTACGCTTATGTTTGTATTGAGGATAAACATCTTTACGCCAGTTCTTAGAGCCGTCAATGCATAGAACTAGCTCACCAAATTTTTCTCGATGTTTAGCTCTATGCATTCTAAGACTGTTAAGAATCATATGACGGATTAAATCTTCTTCAATATCCAATTTTTGAGTTACTACGTTACTAATAGCAATTGCTGAATAGTCAACTAATATCATTATATCCCCTCTCTCAATATCGCTATATTATTATATACAGTTCGCTCAGAAGTGCAACTAGTTATTTCATCTTTTCTACAGCTTTATCATAATCTTCTTGAGAGACAATTCCTTCAGCTAGCAAACGAGTGCGGTTTCTCATATGCTGAGCCTGCGTCTCCTCTTTGCTGCCGCCGAAGTAAGGCACGCAATGACCTTCCTGTTCCATTATCTCTGTAACCCTTTTCATCTCACCATTATAATTAACTTTAAAATCCCCGAGAATACGACCAAACTTACCCTTCATATCCTCACCGTCTTTATTCTCTGTAGTAATCAGTTTACCACCGTGCTTCATAAGTTCTTTGAGTCTAGCTTTAGCAGCTTCTCCGAATAAGTCTTCTACCTTATCTTTAGTGCGACTCTCAGGAGTGTCGATGCCCATGATTCTAACACGCTCATCTTTTAAACATACTCCAAAGCCCAGATCGATATCTACATCAACTGTATCACCATCTACCACTTTTATTACTGTTACGTCATATTCGTTTATATTCATCTTTTATGCTCTTCTCTAAATGTTTACTATGAATCCTACATCCTACAAATTCATTGTAAAAATCGTCGCGAAGCAACACATCATTGTCAAATTGGTATTTAGCTTCGAAATATGAGCATTCACCCTTTGTCTTACATAGCCGTAGTATTTCACGTTTAAAGCTATCTGAGCCTTTGTCTTCTACTAGCTGCTGCACCTCTTTAGAACTTCCATAGTATGAACGCCAGTCAGACTCTACACGAGTTTTAACGCGTCTTTTCCTACTTTTAGTTATAGGGAGAGTCTTAGGCTTCCAGAAAAACTTTTTACCAATATATTTCTTATCAGTATCAAGCTCTGTTATGAGATAAACAAAACCTTGATATTCTTCTGGCGTTTCGTCATACTCATTATTATTGTACATCCACATAAAAAAAATCCCACCTTTCGATGGGATTATTTATCACTCTTCTTCTAGTCGCTCAAACTGCATAGGAGAGCCACACATTGGGCAATATTGAGGTTCTTCATCATTATCTAATACCATCACCTGGGATTCTGTATCACAGGCAATACACTCGGTCCAATATTCTTCTTCCATGTTTTCTCCTAAAACGTTATTTCGCAAGCTCCACCAACACAAGCTGCTGAACCAATCGTATCTACATCAGTAAACTTTTTAATCTCTAGCTGAGATACAAAGTCAATAGGTGATAGGTTCTGTTGTGCCTTAGTCCACTTATGTAGCAAAAAAACATCCTTAAGACAATACTCTGCTTCTTTAAGATCATTCATAAAATAGTTATCTGCGAACTTCTTGAAACGACGAATCCATTCAGCGTTTAGATCAGATACTTCTCCTCGGTACTCAGCAGGTGTTTGAGCTTGCATAGTAGCATCCCATAGATCACGGAAACCAGACTTGCGTGTATCTACAATCAAGCCAGATGCAAACAAAGCAGCTTTACCATACCGATTAACAATCTGATCTTCTGTGAGTACTTCTGTCATAGGAGCTTGGTTAAAGTCCTTATCACCCATACCAGCTAAAAAAGATATACCAGCAAATGAGTGTCTATTCTTATAGACATAATCTTCTACTTGAGACCACTGATGAGGCATAACAGTTACAGTATTAGAAACGTTATGCCTGATACGTGCATCAGCGCAGAGATCCACGTTTGTCCCCGCCTCTACCCAGTTATTCTGTACTAGTGATACCTTTTCTAATAAGTCAGTACCATATAGCTCATCTCTATATAGAGAACCTTCTGGAGCAATGATAGGGAATGCTACACAGTAATCTGTATTGTTAGCATTCCATACAGACTCTTCTACCATATAAGGATTAGTCTTTGCAATTAATTGAGCAACTTCTGTCTCTTTGTTAAGCTGAATATGACGAATATAGCGAGGTGAATGCTCTGCATGAATACCAGATGCAGTCTCAAGTAATACAGAAGCATTACCGGAAGGTTTAACACATGTAGTACGAGCAGCTTGATTGATACCAATAAGAGCAGCTACTTCTTTGTTTACTTGCTTTACAATCTCTGCTCCTCGATGTTGAATATCAGCATCTAAGAGTACCTCTGGATTATTCATCCAACCTGTTACAGAAACTCCTAACAGAGCTTCTCTATCAAAGATCTCTTTACTTGTTTCATCAAGATATTTAAAGTCTGTATACCCAGCTTGTAAAGTGCCCATAATAGCACCTGCACGACAAGCCTTATAGAACTCTTCTGGAGTATTACATTTACCACCATTAATTTCTGTTAGATTACATCCCTGCCAACCTGACTTACCATCAATCTGAGGATACATGCCAATCTCAACACAAGGATTAGTTGTGAAGTCTTTATCTTCTACAAAGTAGAATCCTGGCTCTCCAAACTCTTTAATTGAGCTCATAAACTTAGAGAAGTCTTCTTTACTAATCTCGTCACGTACAATTACAGCAGAGTTGTTTGAACGACCACGCTGAGGATTGTCTACAAACCAATTACCGGTTTTAGCTGTCATCATTTCAGTATCATCATATGAGAACAAAGCGATAGTAGCAGAACGTCTAACACCACCAGCAAGCACAGCATCTGCTGCATGCATGGAGATATCATACACGTCAATAGGACGTAAACGGGTTTCACCAGCTAAAATACGAGTCTGTATTAGGTGCTCAATCTTATCGAGAGCTCTGCGGAGCGGTTCAGGACCGGGGGCTTTAAAGCCTCCATTAATCATAGCACCTTTAGGACGAACTTGGTTTAGGTCGAAATATACTTTGCGACCTTCCAGTTCTGGAAACTGACCTCCACCAACAAAGTATGATGACATAAGAGCGCCAAGAGCATCAGCCCAGCCTTCAATTGAGTCTTCTACTACCCACCCTTTAGCTTGCTTCTTACGTTCTTGTAAATCTGGCAGTTTACCTACATGATGCTTTTGCACTGAAAAGCCAGCTCCTGCACCACAGAGCAGAATGTATAACAATTCAGAGAAATATCTTGGTCTATCAGCATATGTAGATGTACAATTATACATTTTCATCTGATGTTTAATCAGTTGATCACCACCGAATTGCAAAGCACGTTGGGCTCCGAGAGTATACTTAAGCTTATATGCTGCTTCTGCTTCGTCAATTAATAGAGATAGTTCTGGAGACATTTTATCTACATAAAAACCTCTATGCATTTCCATTACACGTGATACTGATTCATCCCAAGATTCATATCTCTCTTTATTATCGTCCCATCTACTATACCCTTCATAAAATTTAGCTTGCGACATAATATGTCTTGTATCTACTTCACGGTTTGACTGAACGACTTTTAGCATTTATTGACCTCTCAGGAAAAGTATATATGCCTGCGTAAGCATATTCCTACGCAGGTTTAATTTGTTGTTATTTTATTAGTGTATTATATATTAAAATCAAACATTGTAAAACAGGTATTTCACGTGTTTTTGAAAAAAAATATATTTAATTTTCTTCTGATAAAGTCTCAGATTGCGGCTGATCTGGAGTTAATGCTTCTTCATAGTAAGCAATAATAGCTTGCTGATCTTTTACATAGCGACGAAGCTCTGCAATGCCTAGAGCAAGGTTCTCATACCCCTTTGGAGTAATAGCGAACACCACTACATTACCTGTTTTGGTATTAATCTCAGCAATCTTTGCTTCTAGGTTCTCTTCTGTAATAACGAACCAGTCTACAGGAGGAAACTGTACAGCTTTAGGGGCTTCCTGAATAGGGATATTCTGTTCTTGATACTTAGTTGTTACTACTACTTGTGGTTCCTGAGTTCTCCCCAGACACCCCATTAGTAGGATCGAGCTCATCAGAAGGAGGGGTAGTTTCGCTTTCGATGCGAGAGAGGAGTTTTCCAACTGCCGCGTTAACTCTATCTTCAAGTCCTTGTGCATTGGTTAATGCCTCCATAGTCAAATCAATTTTAGCAAACACACCTCTAAGCTTATCCAAGTGTTGTTGTGATTGCTGCAATCGTTTGGTTAAATCGTTATTTAGTTGTTCGTTCTTCTTTGCATCAGCAGTAATCTTCTCTACAGTTGCTTGGAGGGTCTCTGCTGCTGATTTCAACTTTACATTATTTTCTCGTAGTGTATTCATAGTCTCTTGTGACCACATATAATAACTGTAGCCAGCATACCCAACTCCACTCATCAATGTAGCAAGAAATAGAATTAAGTATAGCTTAGCCATAGTTTAGTATTCCTTAATTTTTTTCTCAATAGCACTCATAATCTTGTTATGAGTTTTGCTTAGATATCTATCTGCTCTAAGACGTTTTAATGCTAATCTCGTCTGGTCAGCATATCTCTTTTGAAAGTCAGCGGGCCTTGTATCAATATCTTGTACGTTAGCAAGCCGGTCTGCTAACTTAATCACTAATGCCCAGCTTGACATCTTAGCCATTTTATTAGCAATGTATTCACCTTTACCAATAGCATCTGATGCTTCTTTATCTGTAGTCAATGCTTGAACCATATCTGCTACTAATGCACCGAACTGTTTAACTAAGTCAGCATAAGTTGTGTCAGTGTCTTCCAACGTATCATGTAGATATGCTGCTTGGATCATTGCAGAAAGATTATTAGATTTTTTAAATTGCTTTACAAACCGAGCAACTTCTTTAGGGTGGTCGATATATTCTCCGCCACTTTTCCTAGACTGGCCTTTATGTGCTTTAGTTGCAACTCGTAAAGCTTTAAGAGCATTTTCGTTTAGTGTATCTTCAACAATGTATTTCTTAAAACTTTTCATTTCATTCATTTCCGTATACTTTCTAAACTTTTTTAACAGCACTGGGTGCTTATCCTTACGTCTGCGACGATCTGTTACATTAACTGGTTTGCCAATACCTCTACGTAAAATATTAGTAGGAAGTCTAGAAGGGCCCATATTAGCTGTATCGTGAGGTATGCCAGCATCTGCAGATGTCATGACTTCTTCGTTCTTAGCCTTACCTTGCCTCATGTTAATCTGCCAATGAGCTAATTGCTTCTTACGCTTACTTGCTGTAGAGGATGATCTAATTTTCTTTAGAGCAGAGATAGATGCTTTTTTTGGAATGCCATGTCTAGCGCTATCACCTTTATCTTGAGGGTTACGACCATCTTGAAAGTTTTCGTCTAATTTATCCATAACAATTTCTTTAGCATAGCCCTTGCCTTGAACCGTGTTGTCCCACTCCCAGTCTCGTGAGCGCTTATCCCACATCATAATTTTGTATTCGCCTTTATGACGCAGATTATGGTCTAAAGCCTTTTCAATTTTGTATCGCTGACCTTTTATAGTAATCTCTACTTCTCCGTCAGGTCCAGCTTTTTTCCACCTTGGTGTCATCTAGCTAACTCCGCTACAGAAACGTAAACCCTTTTCTTTGTTTTTATATGAACAGCTTCGTAAATATTTAACCCAAACATATCTCCTATGGGATAGCTATCTTCTCTAATTATAACTTTATCTCTAGGCTTAACAACTTCTTCCAAAGTGTCATTGATAACCTTTTCATTTAATACTTTATACACTCCAGGAGATAGCCGCTGATCTTCTAATACAAACCACTCAGTTTGTTCTGATAAAAAATCTAAAGTATCTATGTTCATTTCTTTTAGAGCTTTAGCAATTTGTTTATCAGTAATACTAAAACACTCTCTCATTAGATACAAAGCAGTTGCGTAAGATGCTACTTTAGATCCTCCTCCAGGAGCTTTAGCAATTAATTTCTTAATATTAAAAACCAACCTATGAAATGGAGTGTAAGCATCTCTATAGATATCGCGATTATCCATAGTATTAAGAGTAAATTCGTTATTGCGCTTACCATCTTTATCTATTATACCAGCTTTATAAGCTGCCGTATCTTCAAAGGCAGTAGTAAGAAGTCTAAGAAATCTAAATGTGTAGACTAGATCTCCAGCCCTTTTTATAATTCCCATTATATTTTCCTCAACTTCTCTACTACTGTTTTATCTAATGGTATGTCAACGTATTCATTATTTCTAATATGATTAAGATAAATTAAAAACGGTTTTAATATAGGCCAATAAACCTCAGGTATTTGAAATTCAAGCATTTTTAAACAAGGTTTAATATCAAACACGTTAAAAATAATTATTAAATGATTAAGAATTAATCTCTCAGATAGTTTATCATTATTAGTATATCTATAGAAAAGTCTTTTAAGATACTTAAATCGCTTTAAATCTTCATAAAATTCTTCTATATCAATTATGTTTGGTTTATAGTAATGCTTAATCGCATAAAGATGAAAATTTTCATCTGTAAGTGTATCAAATAATTTCATAGGTACCCCAAATATGTTTATACTATTTAGATAGGATACCTTTCATGGTTTTTATAAGAATGGTTTTACTCTTTCTACGATCTAACTCTACTCCATGATCTCTTCCCAGATCTTCTAACTGCTTTTTAGTCATAGATTCTAGATCTAACTCATTAGGTGTATCCGCTGTGTGGTAAAAATAATCATGGGTTACAGTCACATCTGTAAATGTAGTATCATCATCTGAATACCCTAAACGTTTCATCTCAGCTTGAATCTTACCTTCTTGATTCATATCTTGAATAGTTTGAAAAGAAGGCACTCCATAAAATTCGTCAATCTGAGCTTGTGTAAATCTAGACGATACCAAAAGTTCATTAGAATTAGGATCTACCCAACCCCTTTTCATTTCAGGTACAGCTCCTACACACCACGCTGGAGGTTTAATTGTCATATTACATTCCTTTTGCTGGAGTAGCAGATGGGATAATTTTCTTATCACCTGCTTGATTATCACCTTTGCGAGTTGCAGCTTTTGGACCCGCATCTGCGGCTTTCTTTACTTCATCACCTGAAGCTTCAGGATTGTCTATTACCTGTTTAGGGGTGTTCATCATATCTTGAGCACCTTTAGAAGAAGCCTGCTTATCACCCATCTCTTCTTGATCAGTTGCACTCTTAGTGTGCTTTCCGTCCTTATCAGCAGCAGCTTTCATTTTACGGGCTTCTAAGATGCGAGCATAAACTACAGATTCCTGAGCCATCCCTGCATCAGAATTCTTTTCTCTTTTATCCTTTTTGGGATTCATACTTACCTCATCGCCCTTTTCAGACATTTTACCTTTGATACGAGCTACTAAGCTTTCACCCTTCATTGCCTTTGAGACAGCTTTACGGCGATTGTGGAGATATTCATCAGACGCATCTGCATCACCGTCATTATCAATATCTTTATCATCACGATCAGCATGCTTACCTTTAAGCTCTTTTTTATCTACCGGATCCATAGCCTCTTTTTTGTCCCAAGGAGCCTTAGGTAGCGTTACAGCTGCCTTACCCTTCTCAGAACTAGCCGCAGCTTTGGCTAGTTTCTTAGCCAAAGCTGCTTTTTGATTTTCGTTGACTGTTGAGTACGCCTCTATCAACTTTAACGTAACATTATTGCTCATTGTGTTTCTCCTACATCCAAAGTTGAGCTGCGATTGCGCCTGCGACACTAACAATAGCGACCCAGAATAGTTTATTAATAAGTTTTACTGTATGAGCGTTTTCATCAACTTTACGCTCTATCTCATCTAACTTCCTAGAATGATTATTCATTCTTTCAAAGGCCCTATCATGATCTGCTTTCAAGGCCCCCAACTTTTCTTCAGTGCGTGCTAACGCAATCATAGCATCCGCTAATGTATCTAGCTTGGTTTCAATTCTATCGAGCCTTATTGATGTCGTGTCGGAGGCCATGGTATTTCCTAATTAATTAGTCTTCTTTGTATTTATAATATTTTATTTAGATTACCACTTTTCTTTATCAGCCCAGTATGCCGCAGACATTTTACCTTTGGCGATGTTCTTACCGTGACGGGCTTTAAACGATTTGCGCTTGGCTTTCATTTTATCCGATTCACCCTTTTTAGGCTCACCTGCAGTAGAAGCACCTTGCTCACCAAAACGAATAGTTTTAATCTTACCCCCATCTTTGGCGACAACAATATGAGACTTCTTGGGATGGCTTGGTGTTCTTTTTGGCTTATTAAAACCAGACACACCTGCGCGCGCCAGCCTAGAATCCTTTTCCTCTAAAAAAGCTTTTAAATTAATCATCTGATTCACTCTTCAAGTAATCTCTTACAGAGTCAATATAGTCAGTTGCTTTGGTAATTTTACTCTGTACCCACTCAGGTAGATTATCATTATCTCCCAACATATCATTAAGTTCTTGAGCTGCATCCATCATTGTTTTTAGCTGTGTTTTAGCCATAGCACCTTCATTATCATATTCCCCTGGATCTTTAGCTTCTCTTAATTGTTTAAAAGTGTACATTACATCATTTTCCCAGCTTTATACATCTTACCACGAGAGCCCATTCTCTTCATCATAGATGTGCCTTTAGCTTTAGCTTTCTTATCAGCCTTGTCAATATCAGTCACACCAATACCGTAACCTTTTTTAGCAGCGCCAGGGTCCATAGCTTTGTTCTGAGCTTGATAACCTGCAGCTTTTTTAGCCATATATTTTTGAATAGCGGGGGATGCAGAAGCAGCTTTACCGAAAGACCCTTTAGGGCCAAAGATGTCTGGCCTTTTAGGTCCATCACGCTCAAGAGCTTCATTCTTAAGCTGTTTTTCTCTATCAAGCATAGCGCGGATCTTAGCTAACTTGTCTTTATCATTGTTAGTCAATTTAAATTCTGGTCTTTTTGTAAAAACAGTTTGTCCATCAGGAATAGTAGCTTCACTTACTTTCGCTACTCTTGTTGTATCTTCTTTGGTAAGTTTATCTACAGCCTTGTTAATACCCTTTACACGATTTTTGTATTTATCCATAGCGCGTTGAGACTTGCCATAATGTTTATACATATCTTTATCTTTATCAGCCATATCACCTGCATCTGAATGACGTTGGGCTTTAGCTCTCTGGACATCCGCATCAGGTCCTGCTTTCTTAATATAAGAACCTAGAGTCTTTTTATCAAGCTCATTAATCGCATTAATCGAGGATCTGTTAAGACTTACTTGCTCTTTACGCAATGCCTTAAATGTTTTATTTGTTGCATTACGGTCCGCCATTTTTAATCCTTTCGTGCGTTTATCCATAGTCTTCAGTTCATCTGAAGTATCTGTAGAATGAAAACCATTTTTATTGCGAAGCATTTTAGCTGCTGCTGAGTTTGCTGCACGGTCACTAGAATACTTAGCTTTAGCTCTATAGCTGTCCATTGCCTTAGGTGTATCAAGGACCTCTTTTACGTCTACTTTACCCTCCTCTTTGGCATCATACTTACCAGACTTCTTAAGCTTAGCCATCACAGCTGCTTGCTGAGCTGCATTAGCAAATTTTTCTGGTAGAGGAGGAATCTTTGAACGCTGTTTGTCAAGAGGATCAGAGCGCAACTTAGCACCTCCATCTCCATCAGCTCCTGCATCACCTTTTCTTAGTTTGCCATCACGGGTAAAGTGATACCCTTTAGGTGCACCCTTAGTCTCCTTTTGCGCCGACAATCCTTCATGTCTCATCCTACGTCTATCTAATTCAGACTTAGCGTGAGTGTGCATAGGATGACTAGGATTGCGAGCAATAACACTTAATCGTCTATTATCCATTGACTGTGGATCTACGTCCAAATCTTCCTTCTTCATAATAGCCTCCTAAGCTAAATCTTTATCGTGGTTGAGACCACCTTTTTTCTTTTTAGTTATAAACGCGTTTACGCGCGCGTGGCCCCACTGTGAGGGGGTCGTACCAGGTCTATGACCTGTCTTCCAAGCAGCAACCCCTCGTTGATACACTTTCTTTAATGTACCAACAGAAATACCTGATGCTTTTGATTTATCTTCAAATGATGCTTCTTGCATTGGCTTTTGCTTTAAATATTCTTTACGAGAAATAGGAGGACCTCCATATTCAGTAACAGAAGCCTTTGCGTCTTTCATGCGAGCTCTGTTCATCATATGAGTATGTTTAATCTTGTCCTTATCTTTTTCTCTTTCTATTCTAGATTTTACATGTTGAGAGAATGATTTCATTTCATTATCCTCTTTACAAATTTTGTGTATTTACTTGGGCTAGTAACTGATCTTTTATCTCCGGGCGCTGGAATATAAGCAGAAGAATCATTATCAGCTTTCTTTCCGTGTTTCTTAAAGTGACGATCTCTAACAATCTTAGTTGCTTTTGATAATCCTTTATGATAGCGCGCTGGTTGAGTACCGGGACGATCCTTAATGTCAGAGTCTTGGGTTGATTCTTTCTTAGCCATTTTAGTAGCAGTAGCCATTTTGACCTGCATCCATTCATCACCGTAACGCTTTTTAAAATCTTTATCTGGTAAATCCTTAGCGTATTTTTCGCGCTTTTTAATCTCAACAGGGGTGAGTTTTCTCTCATTCTGACCAGGAGTCATTTTTTTAGCGTGTTTAGTAGCTTCCGGAGTACCATCACTATACTTGTATTCTTCTCTAATAATACCATCATCGTCGTCTGACTTTAACTCAAAATTATCCCATTTAACCAGAGTGTTAGGGTCAGTCTTTTCAATATCTGTAATCCAACATCTCCAAGTCTCTCCTTTAGATTCAACTATAACATAGTTAGTACCTAAATGCTGAATGTTACCAACAATATCATGCTTAAGCATTACTACTTCGTCACCTTTTTCAAACAAGCCGTCTCTAACATACGCTTCTCTAATCTCTGATACAGGCTCAAGCTGAATATGTCTTTTAAATTCTTTTTCTTCTTTTAAGCCCATCCCTTTACGGACTAGGTTAAACATATTTTTTGAATCTGAATTAGAAAACTGCTTAGGTAATCCTTGACTAAAGGAAGTAAAGTCATTATCTTTAGCTAGTATACGTAGTTTAGACGCTGACATACCTTCAACTCCATCAGCGTCTGGATCACGCTCGCCTGCAGAAATAACCTTTATAGATTTAAAATTATAAAACCCGTGACGAGATTTTACTCCATTGTATTTATTGAGCAGAGTATCAAATTGTATAATTCTATCTGACCCCACAACCATTACAACTCTAATAAACCCTTCATTATATAATGAAACTAATGCATCTATTGCTGTCTTAACATTAGTAGCGGACATAATAGATCTAGCATGTTTAGGAAACATCTTCCTAACATGTTTAACTTTATCTTTATATTGTAAGGGATTTTTATTTTTATCTTGAGAATGTGATAAGAACACACGGTAAGGATTACGTCCTGCCTTTGAAGCTAGTACGTCTAGTAGTTTACCATGACCAATAGTAGGAGGGTTCATACGACCGAATGTAAAATACACGGTCTTTTCCTCTTCAACAAGAAACTGACTAAATTTATTTATCATCTTACCCGCGCTTTTTACTTAATTCTGCTTGTCTAAGTTTAGGAGTTATCTTCTTGGCTAGACGTGTAACTCTTGAAGTCATCTTGTCTAGTCGCTTTTCTATCTCTTGTTTTCTTGCGGGGGTGAGATCTGCTTTAGATATACCTTTAGTAAGCTTTTTAGCGATTATATTACGAGCTTGTTTGCGGGCTCTTCTAGCTAGAACTTTACTATCTGCCACTCTCATACTTGCTTTTTTACGACCTACTTTTAATCTAGCCTGATATTTTTTCATCTGTCTAGATTTAGCTCTGCGTTGAGCCATAGAAAGAGCTTCCATTTCCAGCTCTTCATTAGGGGCGTGAGTAGACGAATACTCTGCGTTCGTACCTGCACCTATATCTTTTTTACGCTTTTTAGCATTAAGCGCTAACTGGCCGTCTCCAGTTTGAGTATAGTCCACAGTTAAATAGTCTTTAAATCCATATGCCATTTTAGTTCCTTGTTGGCTTATCCCATCCCTTTAGTATATCTGGTGAAAAGTTGTTGTATGAGAACTCCATACGATCAACAATTTTCACCGCATCACCACCAATTTTATCAATTGCTACATAACCTTCCTCGCCAGTCACTTTATAACCAGTACGAGTCTTAACAAAAGTGTTTAATTTACCTAATTTATTAAGGTTATTTATAAGTCTTAATTTTGCCATAACTATAGCTTTTTGTAGATCAAAGATATATTTTAAACTAGTTTTATTAGAATTAGAGAAAAAACTTAAAATTTCATCGAGCTTTTTTTGCTGATTCGATTTACCCTTCTCACTCTTACGCTTATCTATCTCTTTTTTATATCTAGTGCTTATCCAATTAATGAGTGCATTAACATGCTTTTCACTATCTCCAATAAGCTGACCCTGTCTAACAAAGGAGTTATTAAACGTTTCTATAAGACGAGCTAGTTCTTGATTAGATTCTAACTGCCGTAAGGTTGACCCGGCGATCTTGTTAAAGATAAATCCGGCTTGTGAAAGATATTCATTAACTAGCTCTGTTTCTTTCTTACTCATAGTAATATTAGTTAAGTCTCTCAACATAGCATCTTGCGACCAAACTGCTTTTGTATTCTTAAGCTTAGATACATCTACACCGTAAGACGCACGCATAGTTTCAAATGTATTACCTGTATAGGTTGTATGCCATACAATACCTATCTTTGCTGACTTAACTGCTTTAGCTCCCTCTGACTCTGCTGGAAGTGCGTATATAATAGTGTTAGGATGAAATGTGATGTATTTTTTACCTTTAATTTTAGCTGTAGATACATCGCTTTTACTAAAGAGAAAGTCCCCCTGTATAACTCCTTTAATACCTAAAGCTGGAAGATACTTAAGAGCATCTTTAAGTTTAATTGCAAGATCACCAGAAGTGTCAGCGTCCACGTCAGCATTAGACTTATAAACCTTGGGATTCTTATTAAAGATTCCTTTCTTAGCAACAAAGAAATTACCATCGCGAGGATCAATGCCAGCAAAGATGGCAGGTGCCCCGTCCCACTTAACACTAACTGATCCATCGTGTTCACCTTGTAGCATATCTCTAAGTGACCTTAACGCTAAGATAGCTTCTCTAGCACCTTTGACACCTCCGTAGATAACCTTATCCTCAATATGAGTCATATGGGTGTTTTTTTGTTCGGTTATAAATTCTTTAAAATTCATTTTACTACCAATATTATGTCAAATGATGATGAAATTGTTGAACCTGTTGATGCAATTGCTCTTATTTCTACATCTGTTCTTGCCGGAAGAAAAAATGGGATTTCATAATCTCTAGTATGAAAACCACCAGGAACATCCATAATATCTCTTGCTCTAAATGCTCCATTATTAGGATCATAAATTCTCGTATATAGTGTTGCAGTTGCTGAAGAGTTATAAGTACCTACTCCAACATTCCATCTAGTTAAATATCCATTGCAGTGAGATGGAATAGTATAAAGACCTAACATTGTTTGACCTAAACCATAAGTCGTACCAGTTCCAATAGTACCAATATCAGCAAGAACTGTGCCTCCACCGCTTGCTTCTGTTGATATCTGCACATCACCTTCATTTGTTCCAGTTGAACCGGCAGATGCAACAAACGCACGATTGACTCTCAAAAATTCAGTAGTACCTACAAGATTATTAACTGGCTGAGTTGCTTCAATCTCATTGTAATTTGCATCCAATCCTTGGATTGTTACCGTCCGTGCTCCATTTCCAGTTGGGTTATCATCATTATCGTCACTTGAAACAAAAACAGTTGATGGCGAAGTAAGGTAGGTATAAAGACCGCCTTGTTGCCATATTGTTTCAGGAGTACCACCTATATTTGGATTACGTCCAAACTTATGAATGTATGAAGCACCTAACACACTACCTTGCGAAATGTCAACAGATTCAGCTATATGTGTGTTTGAAAAATACTTACTTACGGCCATTTATATTACCTTATCCTCGATATGAGTCATGTGAATGTTTTTTTGTTCAGTTATAAAGTTTTTAAAATTTCTCATTTCATTAGCTTCTTTATAGTTGCCAACGCTCTCTTACCGTCAGGATGGTTTGGATTTATACTTACTTCATCCCCGTTCATAAAATCAGATATGTTTGCTGATTTACCCAATGCTGTAATTGCTTTATGTAACGGATCCCTTTTATCATATTTCGTTTCAAAATTAGGTTTGCCCCGTAATTCCACCCAACTCTTTTCTTTAGTGTCTCTCATTTTTAAAGTATCCTGTCCTTTGCCGCGGATCAGTTTAACCATAACACCTTCAGATATGAAACTTATAAAGCTTAACATTAGGTATCCTTTAAGTTAGTAAGCGGGTTTTTCTTTTTAGTCCCCGGTTTAATTGAGTACGGACTTGATGCCATATTTTTAACTTTTACTTCTGGTTGAATTTCATATTGTTTGGAGCGTATTCCCACTCTCATGCGAAAATCACCTTTACCTTTAAACATAGGTACATCTGAAGGCACATTAAGAGGGTTTTCATTACTGAGTCTATAGAAGTCATCTGCAGCTTGAAGATAATATGTTGTTTCTGTCTTACCACCTTTAGCATAATGATCTCTCACAACAGAGCCTAAATCTTGATTTGATACTGTTACAATATATTGATCTTTTTGCTTGGCCATAAAGGCTTTCATCTCTTCATGAGATACAGTATCCTTATCGTTTTTTTGCGGACCGATATTAGTATTAATTTTAGTTTTGCCAGTAGCTTTAGTCACCTCTTGTACAAATTTAGATGCGTGTTGCTTAAGCATTGATATAATATAAAGCTTTAACGGTCCCATTTTTCCAGCCAGCGGTCCCTTTTTTTCAGGGGCTGATGTCCACTCCTTACCGTTCCATGAAGCACGAGTGTTGCCGAGATTGTCAGTGTGATTCATTTTAACTTCAATCCACACTTTCTTATTCCCGTGCTTAACTAGAACATCAGAGTATGTAGAATCTACTTTAGGTCTAGACGCATCATATCCCATATTTTTAAGTGAGATAGCAACGTCATTTTCAAATTTATCTGAAGCTTTACTTTCTGTAATAAAGTTTTTAAAAGTGATCATTTCTAGTCCTTAAATAGATTAACATGTTTATTTATACTCTACTGCAATATTAAATATAGCCCACTTAATCCTGTGATCTTCTTTGCAGAGAAATAACAAAACTTCATATGGTTTTCAAACACGGCTGGCTTTATCAAGAAGCTATACAAATAAGATATAATATTAACAAATCGCTTCTTAGTTAATTCGTCAGCACCATCTATTAATTGTATAGCATGATCATAGTTCCTAATTGTATTGGAAACCCGTGAGTATTTTGTAAATATTTCTTTAAGCTCTCTTTTTGCGTCATCTATGTATAATTCATTACCACCTGTTACCCCGTTTCTTAACGTGTATGAATGAGCCTGTTCTACTTCTTTTGTATAGTCTTTAGCATCAACAGCGCCTAGCTGATACCCAGCGCTAATCATTCTACCTTCTATTGATACATTTAACGTGGTTGCAGAAGCTTTAAATCCTACACGCACAGCAAATCCAGACTTGGTCTGTATAATAAAGTTAGCATAAGTTTCCGAAAGATCTACTTTAGTAAAAGATAAATCTAAGTCTAGTTTCATATTAAGCATTTTTTGTGGATCTATAATAGATGAGCTTGCTTTAGGTGTAGTAACATTTTTTAGAGATATAGGTATAACTTCTCTTTTATAATACGCTTCTGCTAATAGCCCATTTAATACAGCAGCTGTAGGTGCTTGATATAGAGGGGTCATATCAAACCTAGATTTAATCATCCATACATCTGCTGGATTCCAGTTATCGCTAGCTTTATTTGTTACTTTTCTCGCCTGGGTATATAACCGCTTTGTAAGAGAGCCACCCTGTCTTTCATAACTATACCCCCCTGACTTAATATACTTTTTAAGCTCTTGTAACTGCTTTACTCCACTTTGATAATAGGTAGTATCATAATAATTTTTACGAGTACCAAGCATACTAATAATATTATCTTCTGTGAGAAGTTTATTCTTTTCAAAATTGCTTTGAAATAACCACATAGAAATATCTTCTTTTATTTCTGTAAGAAGATTAGTATTACTTTTTGCATTTGTTGTAAAGTGATTAAATGTGCTGTCTATAGCGCTCGGAGACCCTATCAGCTGAACAATTTTACTTCTTTCATCCTTCAGGAATATAGTATCTTTTCCTGTAGAGTACTGAATGATATTATCAATATTTTTTGGTTTAAGCGTAATAGAAAAAACAGACTTACCTGCTTTATATCCGAATTTATCATACATAATCTTAACAGGAGAAGATATCTTTCCTGGTTCTTTTAAAACAATATTATGACCTTCGCCATACTTCTTTGAATTATTCGTTACAGATGCCATACCCCTATTTATAGTAATAAAAAAAGCTCCGAAGAGCTTTTAGTTAGGCTTAATATAGATAGAATTGTCCTGCAGCTCAACTCTAGCTTGATATTGTTCGTAACCTGAGTCAATAAGATCTTGATTAATATTATTAACTATACGATTAATATCTTGCCAGTCTTGATCTGAACATTCTACTCCTAGTAGATCAGGATCTTTTGTATTATTTACAAGTTTCATTATACATCCTCTTTATAAATTCATGATAACGCTCTTGAGTCTCCTCTGTAGGAGTCCACTCATTACTAGTTAACTCTGCAATACGTTTATAAGCTGCATATCTAGCAGCAGTCTCTTCAGCAAGCTGACGCTTGAGCATTTCAATTAGATCAGCTTGCTGGAGAAGAATCTTGCGATTCTTCTCTGCTTCCATTTCATCAGGCAGCATTGGCAAACTCCACTGCTTTATTAGCAGCTTTAAGCTTACGAGACTGGTTAATACCGAACCATGCAGACTGCATACGAGTATCAGCTGAACGACCCATCTTATGATCAGTCAAGTAAGTTACAGAGTTAAGAGCTTGCCACCAAGTACCTTCTCCATACTGAGCACCAGGCTGAGTATATAACACATCGAAAGCAGCTTTAGCATTCTTAGATAGATCTTCTACTTTAGTAGGAGCTTCTGACGCTTTATGTGTGTATGGAAACACTTCGTTATAGTATTGAATAAGAGACTCAACAGAGAATCGTTTAGTAGATAAGAACTCTGCCATCTCTTTATACTGCGCGAACTTCTGAGAAGCAAGACCCATCTGCTGCTTAACCATATCAGCGTTAAATTTAGTACGATGACCTACTTTTACAGAGTTTTTAGAAGCAGATTGCAGAGAGAAAGTTAAAGTGTTATTACATACAACCCGGATAGGAGTAAAGCGAACATCAACAGCCTTGCCATATTCGTGAGGATTGCTAAACAGTAGATAGGAGTCAACTTGATCTTCACCAAGGATATCGAAGGACTCTTTTACTTTAGCAAGAGCAAATACATTCTTTCCACCTTTAAGTGAACCAGCCGTATTCATTTCCATATCACCAGCGAGTACATACTCACTGAAGAACTCAAACGCTTCTGCGTTCTGAACAGGGTTCCAATCATCACCAATTACATCAAGTACTTTACTATCATTAGAGCGTACCAGAGCATGCTTATTTACTGTCTGCAGCTTTCCGCCACGGTTAGTAAAAGATAGAGGCATTTTCTCTACTTCCCAATCCAACCCAGCTTTAGCCATAATCTGACCAGGAGTAAGGTCATTAGAGACCTCTACACCTAATCCATGCCAAGGTTTATCACCAGCATATGCCATCTGAGCTTGACCATCAATCATTTCTACTTCATGTGCCATTATATAATTTCCTTTTCAATTTCTTTTTCCATGCGATTTACATTTGAGATAAGATCTCCGATAATCATATCAAGTTCCACTTGAATATCAGATTTAGACATTCCAAAAGTATTAGAACGACGCAGCAGGCTAGAAAGCTTCTTCTGCATTACTAGGGTATCTTGAATATCAGTCATAATCATCATATCATATCTCCTCATTTGATAACTTATTATAGGATACTTTTGAACTAAGTGCAACTAGAAAAGGGCTCGAAAGCCCTTTTTTTAATAACAAATTCCGTGAGTAATTTCTGAATCTTTTGATTCTAAAATATCTTGAATCATTCCTATAATTAATTCTTCTGATTCTGAATAAGTAGAATCTTTTTGAAGAGCTGATTTGATAAGGTTAAGTTGATCTTCTGAGATTTGGATATTGAAAGTATTCATTTTTAGTTCTCCTATTGATATCTTATCATAGACTCTTTTTGAACTAAGTGCAACTGTTATTTTCATTTAATTCCAAATAATGTTAGTGTTTCCCCTCTAGTAAAAGTATTTCTTTGCCGCCTGCTTCAGGATTTGGTGGATAATCAATAATTATTACACTCTCAAAATAAGGTTCAAAGGTCTGTATTATTAATTCCTTATGAGGTACAATACATGTATATAAACTGCCAGGCACATCAGGCTCTTCATAAGACCATACCATAGCTTCAAAGTTAAAAACTCCGCCCATAGGCTCGTTTGTATGCAGAGGAATCTGGTCAAATATATTCCATTGATTGTGATAAGAAAGTATTATTGACCCACCCTGCTTAGTAAGTTCTACCATTTTATTAAAAAACTGGAGTACTTGATCTAACGTTTCTTGATGAGCATATCCAAACCAAAAGTTACTTACAAGATCATATTGAACGGTAGGTGTGTAGTCTAACATATCAGCCCGAATATAGTCTACATTATACTTAGTATCTTGTTTATGTTTAGCCATCATCATATCAGACCTATCTAAGCCTGTTCTGTTAAAGTCTCCTACAGCTTTTCTTAGATGGTAGGCAGTACCACAAGCTACATCACACCAACTTGTTTTATCTAGCATTTTAGCTTCTATTAAAGATAATTCAAAAGCTATTTCTCTTTTTACTTTGGGGTGATGTATATACCTATCTTCGTAGGCATCTATTACTTCAGGTGTATTATATGGTTGTTTACTCATAAGGCTGATCTACTCGTGGTACTCCCATAGGTTCCATAGTGAGCTTAGCATACTCATTAGTATCATGTAACCGACGAAAGTAATCACCAGCTTGCTTATGAGCGAACCCAGAAGCAAACTCTTGCAATTCATACTTACCATCTTTATAAGAGAAAGCTTGTATTGTCCAATACTTATTATGCATAATTATATTCCTTATATTCTACGATCTCTGCGAGATCTTTAATTAGCTGCTTACCATATTGAGTAAACAAGATACCTTGCTCCCAAACAAAGTGCTCTACATCCTGAATGTGGTGAAAAGTCTCCGTACCGGAGATCCATAGAAGAGCATTGGTACGGTTACCAGCTCCAAGCTCAATAACATCTTTGATACGAGCCTCAAACTTATCGATAGCGACTACTTCAGCTGCTTTCTTAGCCTTAGTATTTTCCTCAAGCTCATCACAAAGAGCATTCCAAAGCTCTTGCTTCTGGCGAGGAGTACGATCATTCCAATCGTCCATTAAAGAACCACGAGGACGAAATCCATAAACATCTTTATGAAGGTCTGAGAAGCAATCATCTGAGTAAGTAAATTCCATTTCATTTCTCCTTATCATACATATATCATATACTCTTTTTAGAGTAAGTGCAACTGTTTTTTCAGTAAAATGAAACCTTTTGCAAAAAAAAGGCAGCCGAAGCTGCTTTTACTTTTTTCCTTTCATTAACTTCGCCTTCATTATATCCATCTCTTGCTTTCTTTTTATTGAGGCTTGGTCGAGCGGGGGCTGTACCTTGGGTTCGGGCGCTTTCCGTCGAATGTTACTACTGGGCAGTAGTTCTTCGGACGTTTCTTGTGACCCCCTTTGTGTCGATGAATTAAGATTTCTTCTGAGTTTTTCAATTCTTTGTCTGGTTTCTTCGTTTTTTTGCTGCCAGTATCTTTCAAACATATTCTCCTTGATACGTCGATCTACTAGCTTATCAATGTATGGCTTAAATAACCATTCGAATAACCACTCTAGCATATTAGTTCGCTAATGGATTGTTTAGTGCCCTTTGTAATTTATCATTCAATAGAGTGTCAAGCTCTCTCATATCTCTTTCAATCATTGCTCGAAGTGATTCAAGATCCCTTTCAACCTTAGTTTCTAGGTCGTTCATGCGAGTATTGTTCGAGTTTCTCAGATTGTTTGCTTTCTCATCATAATCATTCTGTAGTGCATCTCGCTTATTCTCAAACCGCTCTTCTGCGTTCTGAATAATCTCTCTAGTCTTTTCTTCGCTTTCCCGTAGCTTATCCTCTGTTCGATCAACTTGCTTTTCAATACCCAGTATATCGTCTCTAAGACCAGTTTTAATGTCACGGGTGTACTCAATAGCTTCATTGATACGAGTTAGGTTCTCTTCCATTTTAAGAAGAACTTTTTCGTTCTCAGCCGCAATAGCATCTACATCAATATTTACCACGATTTCTTTCATGTCAGTGTAGTCTTTGTATACTTCAAATCCACCGTAGAGACCACCACCCAAAGATCCAAGTAAGGCAAATACTCCCATAATAGTTGTTGGTGTCATGGTAATACCAAATAACTTCATTTTAGTATTCTTTAGGTTTTCCACCTCACTCTCAAAGTTTTCGGTTAGTTCACCCAGATCTTTATCGGACATCTTTTATCTCCTAGTTCTCAAACGCTGGACCACCAGCCTCGTTCAAACGTCTTAGAGTTTCTAGCTCTTGTTGTAATTTTAAAACTTCTAATCTCTTTTTTCTTAATTCTAATTGATATAAAGAATTGCAGTTAATTCTTTCTTTGGGCTTATCAAGTGGAATAACAATCCTTGCAAAAATCCCTATGTCTTTTTCACTGTTACCGTAATCTGAACCGGAGCCAAATGGGCTACTATAATTATCAACAATTCCAGTTATCCCAAACTCAAAAGTTGTAGAACCTCCGATAGAGTTCTTACAATCTAAATCTCCTGCGCGAATACTATCCTGCCCATATGATTGCGCTGCTCCTGGTAAAGACAATCCGATTGCACTGCTTTCACCCAAACTATATGTGGGTAGAAGCATAGCAATTAATACAATATAATTTTTCATTCACCTCTCCTTTTCACTTTAGAGCAAATTCTAGAGGACACAGCTGAGTGAGTTTCATATGATTTACGTAATTTAGACTTAGAGCATATATAAGTTATATTATTTTGATCTACATCTCGTATAAACAACTCTACAGTCACTGTACTTAAATAAGGAACTGGAAATACCCTGTATGTCGAAACAAACGGTAACGGTTTCCAATCTTCTGTAAAAACTCCTATTTCATAATATTCGACCTCAGGTCTTTTATTAAAAATAGTTATTCTTGTCTTTTGTAGTCCTTCCATGTATGATGGTTCCAATTTTGGATATGTTGGAACCATCTCATGTGCCTGGACACTTGTAGTCATGGCAATTAATAACAAAACATAACGTAGCATAATCATTCCTATTTAGCAATGCACTCAGCGGTTACTACTGAGGTGTAATTCCCACCTGGGAAAGCTCTCGAACCGCCCAATGTAGCGACTGATTCTGTTTCAAACCATGTTGATCCAGTAGCAGTCAAGTCATACTTATCTGTCATACCGAGTTCTTGTTTGTTAGTTTCATATGCACTCATGCCAGTTGCATCAGATAATGTTTTAACAGTTGTGTCGCCAGTCCAAGTTACTGTGTCAGGAAGTGTTGGACTCGTTGAAAACGCCGATGGTGCCGTGATATTAACATAGTATGAATTAGCCAATGTAACATCTACTCGGATAACAGCGTTATCACCACCATCTGTTGACTTTGTACTTAATTCATATGCGTTAGGGTTTCCATATGTCCCTGCGGTATCAGTTTGAATAATGCAACGTGATTGTACAACACCATTGATAGGCGTATCGTTACTTTGTGCTGATACTTGGCTTGCCATAGTCGAAATAGACAGAGCAACCAAGAATGTTTTAGTAATAGACATTTAAGTCTCCTTAGTTTTGTTTTTCATCTGTTAATATATACTGCATTTCAACCATTTGTTGATGCAATAGTTGCTGTGCTAATCCATTACGTAAACCTCTATTCGAATCTGGTAGTTTCGAATCTGTCAATGTCACTGTGTCCTTATACTCCTTACCAGGTATTTGTTTTGATACATATAATGTATTTATCTGATTTTGCATTAGATCATTCATTTGTTGAATTATTAAACTCTCGTTTGCTAGTTGAGCGGCTTGTAGTGCGGACATTACCTTTTCAAGTCTATATTTTCTTTTACGCTCTTCCTCTTCTTCTTCTTTATCTTTCTTAGCCTCGGCTTTGTTTATCTCATCCTGCTCAATTGTTTTATTGCGTTCCATGTCAACATTCTCATCGTCAAACACATCATACACTTCATAATCAACTTCAGGAATATCAGGGATCTGTACAACATAATCAGGACAGTTAGGATCAAATTGAGGATCATAGCATGGCGTAACTCTGTATGTATAAACGATACTCGCATCATACACAGAGCCATTACCGTCAACATCGATGCTACCATCTCCCCAAACTTCTCTGGGTAGGTTTCCTACAGGAACTGCCTTACTAATTCCTGTACCAGTTATAGACCCTGGTTTCCATTCATCCGTCTCTCTAAAAATATACCCTGTGCCGTTTGCATTTTTATTCTGAACATGAACAGTAACCAAATCGCCAGTTTCTTTCTGGATCTTATAACTGTATATTACATTTTGAATATCTAATCCCGGTGGATCAGGCAACACGTTAGGCATAGACCAAGCTAGAGATTGGTCCGTTATAGCATTACCGGTATATCCAAAGTATGGCGCAATACTCTCAGAGTAAGAGTAAGAAGGCCAGCATGCCAGCGCCAATGGCAGGAGCAGCTTTTTCAGCATCAATAGGTCCCATCAGGTTTAATTCTTCTTCAGTTTCTTCAACATGAGTTTCCCAACCCAGTTTAGCAGCTTCACCAATTAAACCATTATAAGGACAAGGGGTGCCAGCATTCATCATTGCCTTAAATACATTTTCATCTTGGCACATAGTAGATACTGCAGCCACTTTCATTCCCATATCGTAAAGAACCTTTGCATTCTTTAATCGTTTGCAGTTTTCTTCAGTGTATGTACCACCAGCAGAAATACCTAAGATCTGTGTTTGTACAGAGGCAGATGCGCCAATAGTACATAAGTCAGAGTTGCTACCTGCACTAAACTGTGGGGCAATTGCTGATGGGGGTGGTTGCTTAACGGTTGTGGTCATCTGACCATTGGTAGTAATATTAGAGTCTGTGCCCGACAATGTACATACATAGCCATCAGGGCATTCAACCGTATCTTGAGCGGTTGCTGATGTCGCAACTGACAACATACTAAAGAACATTACTATAAACACTTGTATAAATTTTTGTAACATGTTAAACTCCATTCATAAGGGTATTTATAACAATTAAAATTTTATATTGCTTCAACACAAACAGCTTGCTGGCCAGGATCAAAGTACCCATAACGGTTAGTTAATTCTTTGCCTAGAGCTTCTCTGGCTTGAAAGCATTTTACCATAGTACTATGCTTACTATGTTCTTCTACATAAGGCTTGGCATCGTACATATAGACAAATAACAAAACCCACATTACAGATCTCCTTTCTTTTTATCCCAGGGCTGACGGCCTCCATATGGCTCCCATTTATCACCTGCAATAACTAGACAAGACATAGGAGAGTTATCCCCATTTGGGAAAGATATTAATACAGCTAACGTCCCAGTATCTTGATTTATAAATATCTGAGTAGTAGAAGTAACAGTTTTCCCATCTTTTGATTTAATAGTCCCCATTCCTTGAAGAAGCAAGGCATTCCTATATTGTGCCATTATCCCCATTGCAACGGGTGCAGGTTCACAGGGAATATTAATCTGAAGCGTATCCGCATACACAGGACCAGATATTAACCCTAAAGCTAATAATATTTTTTTCATATTATAGTCCTTTCCATAAGAAAGAGGGGCTAACCATGGCCCCTCGCGCACTTATTAAGTAGTGACCCTATACAGTATATATGATTAATTAGAACGCGAATTTAGCGCCTACTTTAACGTCACCAAACTCAAAATCTGAGTCAGTGGCAACCTCACCATATGCAGTCAGACCTGTAGTACCAACTGCATACTCAGCTGAGAAGTCCAAGCCTTTAAATACGTCATCACCATTAAGGTTCATTAGATCAAAGGTAGATCCTACTGTTACTTGTGCACCCATCAAGCCCATGCCAACTTCAGGAGTTGCTTCAAGTGCCCAGAGTTCTGTGCCAGTGGTGTAGTTCATATCTACTTCTCCACCAGCTGTAAGACCATAACCAAGGTCGATTGCTGATGCTTGTGTTGCAACCAAAAGAGTTGCTGCTGTTGCGATTACTGCGAGTTTCATTTTACTTTTCCTAGATTGAGTTAAAAACATTATAAGATATGCCACTTTTCTGTTGCTAAGCAAGTGGCCAGCTCCCTGTGTTTATGCAGCTAGTGCATAACCAGATGGTGCAAAGTTATTGTTTGCATTTAGTAGTTTTGATCTATGCGCGATCATCCGGTAAACTCCACTTCCACTTCCACACCTGTCGATCCCATTTCAGCCCCATCAAAGATACACTGCCAACCTCAAATAGGAGATTTTCGTTGGCTATGCCCAGAACAATGTTCCTTTTTAAACAGTGTATCTGTGGTGGAGCTGCCCGGTATCGAACCGGGGTCCAGTATGTGTCCACGTTGCTTCAACGTTTACCATATAATTATAATAGAAAGCCCGGAGAAGTGCAACTTTTTTTTTCTCCGGGCTCTTTTTTTTCAAAGTATGGTACAAAATCATCACTTTTTACTATGATGGATTTATTACATAATGTTACTTATTTATTTGCCACTTTTGCTTGTGTGGTTGCTAGTTCTGGGTCGCTCACCAGACCATATTGTGCTAATGGGCCGCTTGGTCCTGCAATACCATCTGCTACAAAGAAACGAACATAGTCATACAATCCTGGGATTTTGCCTGCGTGTGCGTCTTTCACATAGAAGAACAATGGACGACTAACCGGATATTCAGCACTTGCGACAGTGGCTGCGCTTGGGCGAACACCATTAATAGTTGCTACTTCAATAGTGTCTGTGTTGTTTTCATAGAACGCTAGTCCAAATACACCAAACGAGTTTTGGTTAGAAGAAATATTTGCTAGTGTCTCTGTGTAGTCACCGTCAATGTCAATACTACGACTATCTGTGCGGGTTTTAATGCACATGGATTCTGCTTCATCTTCACCGTGTATCGCTTCAAACTTCTCAAAGTCACCTACTGCTTCACAGCCTAATAATAGAACCTTTTCTTCAAATACTTCACGTGTTCCGTGCTTGGTGCCTGGGATAAACATTTTGATTTCATATGCTGGGAAACTTGGATCCACTTGATCCCATGTTGTTAGTTCACTGCGATTGTTGAGTGCAAGATAGATATGCGCTGGTGTAAATGCAAACCGTTCATCTTCGATTGAGTTGGCAAATACAATACCGTCATAACCAAACATAACTTCTGTTATTTCTGTTACGCCATTGTCTGCACATACCTTTACTTCTTTTGGTTTGATAGGACGACTTGAGTTTGCAATG